CAATGTCCGATTACTCGCGGGCAATTAAACTCATCAAACTCTATGAAGGGTTTAATGAACGGGCATACCCGGATCCAGAGACTGGTGCAGAGCCTTACAGCATGGGCTATGGCACGCAGTTTTACCCTGATGGATCTCCAGTAAAGCAAGGGAACTGTTGCACCAAGCAGAAAGCCTCTGAGTACCTTCTGAAAGAAGTACAGGTCATCGCAGATGATTTAAAAAAACTTAACCTAGGCCTCGACCACTCAATGGAAGAAGCCCTGGTATCTTTTATTCATTCAATTGGTTGGGATCCTTTTCTCTACAGTGACATTATTGATTACTGTGACAAAGAAGAATGGATTGCAGCAGCAGAGGCAATGACTCATTGGGTCTTTGATAATCAGCATAAAGTCATTGGCAATCTCGTGGAACGACGCAGAGAAGAAGTGCGTCTATTCCTATCTGAAATGAATGCCAACGCTTGGACCTCAGGCGAAGTACTTCTGAAAGCATTTAGATTGTATTCTGCAACACCACATGAAATCAGGGCTATCCGAGCCCTGGAGAATCAAATTAATCCATATGTACTAGCAGAATTCAATAATCAGTTCCACCTCACCGACGAAGATTCAAATTACGAGTCATAGGAGTAAAATAAAAGAAGCAATCGGATTACGCATGGGACAGTCTGCAGAAACAAGGGAATTTGAGATGCCCCTTCATTTGCAGCTCGCTATGCGTAGGGCTGAGCTTGAAGCACAAGAATTGACCTGGGATCAACTTGTAGTCGCACTCTTAAACCTGTATCACCAGCGGCTCCTGGAGATTCAAGCAGTAAAAGACATGCTTCAAGAAGAAGGGATTGAATTAGATTTTGATATCCCTACAGACATTGAACTCGCCCAGCTTGCAATGGCAGTGGGCGAGGATGAATACGATGAAGATGATGAAGACGGACTCTGTAGCCCGTTCTAGGGCTCGTCGTCTACCATTGAGATCAAACGATCAAGATACCACTTACATTTCCGCAGATCCTCAATACCCCCTTTATCACGCCACCTCCAAAGGTATTTGGCGCAATTACCTTGCAGGAATCCTTTATATCCTTCTGGCGTTAGCTGCGCTTCGATACCTTCAATGCATTCGATTCCTGCATTGTTGTAATGTTTGGGTTTCAAAACATTATCAAACAATTCAGGACGTTTTTCTTCTACAGCCCAGGGCACAGGACAAACACCGCCAGGGCAATCAGTAGTTGCGTCGGTATCTACCGGCTCAAACCACGACGTTTCCGAGACATCTCCATCTCCTCCTCGCTTGGTTCCGCTTCCAGTTCGATCATTAATGTCCGAGGCTGGGGCATCGCTCCCATCGCAATACCTTCCTCCGCACTTGGAATTGTTCCCGTCACTCCGCATCGTTTTTCCATTGGATCTAAAGACAGGTTCATCCTAGGACGAGATTCTTGTGTGGCAACCAGGCCACGGTTGTATTGATCATAAAGTGGTACATCAGCTTCTTCATTATCCAGCTCTTGACCGAAATCAGAAACATCAAGCATCCTTTTTTTAATTTCATCGTTTGACTCGATGAAAGCATCTAAGAAACGATCCATGCTTTTTATAAATTTAGGTTGACCTCAATTAGAATTCTACTATGGCAAGCTTTTCAGACCCCACATATAATCGCGCAAAAGACTCAGCTAGCTCAGGTGGTTATGTAACTGACCTTACCCCTGAGCGTAGTTACGATGTTGACGTGCGGCGTCTTGATGAAGACGAACAAGCAATTGCCGATCGCGCAGATACTCGCAACGAAAGAAAGCAGAATCGTGTTCGCAGGTTTTTCCAAGCAGCGAAAGCAGCCGGAAAGTATCGTCAGAAGAATTCAATTGATGAACCATTGATTCGTGGTAAGCCTACCAGGAATGAAGCGTATATCTCTGGTACGTTCACACCAAGCTTGGGTGATGAGATGGGACCAGCCGGTGGCATGAAATATGCAGAGAAACCTCAGCCATTCTCAGGTAGGTCTTACCAATGGTTAGATGGATTCTTCTAGACTTTACTAACTACAACCTCTAGCGGCTGCCCCTGGTACTTACCAGACCTGGTTTCGTACGTAGTGCTGCACGGTTCACCACGGAAAAAAATCAACTGGCAAATGCCTTCATCGGCATAGATACGATTAAAAAGTCCAGTACAATTACTAATTTCAAGAGTAAGGTGTCCCTCCCAGGCAGCCTCAACGGGTGTCAGATTTGCGAGAATACCTGAACGTGCGTATGTACTTTTTCCAATAGCCAAAGCAGTTACATCTTCTGGCATTTTTAAGCACTCTTCTGCTACACCAAGACAGTAGCTATAAGGCGGTAAAAGAAAATACTGACCACGTTCATCGGTATGCAGTTCAGCAGGTTTGAGGATATCACGATTAAAATCCTTGGGATCGCAATCACCTTCTGAAGGCCGCCCAAAAATTAAACATTGTTTTGGCGAAAAGCGAATGTCATAGCCGTAAGAGCTTAACCCATAGCTAATAACTTTTTTACCATCCTTAGTGCGAACAAGCTTATCCTCGAAAGGAGTAATCATACCCTGCTCCAGGGCTAGTTCTTTGATTTCCTTGTCGCTCAGAATTGACATTTCAAATCAGTCAGTTCAATCACTATACCCCAAATTCCCTAAGGAAACATTAAAAAAATTTAAACCAAAACCTTTCCTTTCTCCGAGTAGATCTGGATAAACTCTTGCGTTTTTTCTTCAACATTGGTTTTTGGTTGCAAGTAAACAATTAAGCTGCAAGCAGTGTTTGTAACTTTTATTGAGTCGTCTGCATAGTAATGCCGAATCAAGGAAGGCCTGGTCTTTAAAATACAAACAGGATGATCGAACATATCCTGTCCGTACATAATCATGTCAGGAAAATTAGTAAAGAAAATAGCTTGTTCAATTTCATTTGCTAGCCATTTCTTTTTTAGTGTTCGCCACCACAAGGCATGGCCTGATGTAAGTGTGGGAGATAACCCCCTGGTGGCCTTCCAGCGATCATTTTTTTTGTCCCAGAAATAAGATTTATTAGGAGGAAATAAATAAACGTTTCCATGCCAAGGCATGTCATTTAAGCCATCTTCTTTAGGCGTATAGAAAGCCCTGGCACCTACATACTCATTTGCTTTTTCAGAACTTGCGGGATCCAAATCAATATGACCCATAATAAGATGAGCCGAATCAACTAGATCCCGATTGGTAATCCATTCAAAATCTTCTGTTCTTGTGTTTCCCCTACGAAGCCCCATCAGCAGTTTTGTTGTAATTAATCTCGACGTATCTTAAACCACTTTGATCATTAACGATATAGCCTGCTTTTTCGTCTGGTTTAATTTTCTGTGCAGCATTTAGAATGCGACGAAAGGTTTCAGCAAGATCGCCGTTGTTTTCTGAATCACACTTATCCGCTGCAGAGCTTAACTCTTCGAGTGTCATCCATACAACAGCACGCTCCTGCCCTGGCTGCATACACATGACCCCTGGCCCCTCAAGATCCCAGAATTTGCAAGACTGCTTACCCATATCAGCAAGAATGAGTTTCATTACCGTATCCAACATCCTTGCCTCAGTTGGATCACCAGGATTACTGAGTGTTTGTTCCAGGAGTTTTTGGCGTCGATCAGACATGAGATAAAAGGTTCTGCCTTTTCAATACTACAAGCATTTTGGGTAGAGGCTGATAAATTACAACAAGCTTTCCCAACACACCACGTTTTTTTAACAAGTTTCCTTTTTCATCTCTAAGCTTGTCAAACTCTTCTGACCTAATCAAATATTCGGCAACACACCTAAGTCTTCTTTTTAATGCAAGATCCGCATTTGGGAATCGGCTGCATATCGTATCAGGATTCATATCCCTGAATGCAAGTCGTAACCTATTGGCAAGTGTCATATTGGTATGTGGATCCTCCATCTCAAAATCTCTTGCTAATCTTAAGTATCTCTTAAGGGTTGCATCGTCAAAGGATCCTTCTGGTGGCAAGAAGGGCCTTACCTGTTTTTTTAAAGTGTCAGGCAATAGCTGTTGACAGTTTTTGACGGTTATCAAATCAATGTCAAATAAATCAAAACGATGGGACATATCACTTGTTTACGTCTGCGGGAGTTGCTACATTCGGATTTGGTTGATACTTATATTCTTGATCGTATTCATACAGGTTTTTACCTTTATGGCTATCAAAGGTACGAAGAGTTACTTCATCTCCTTTATAAAAGGATAGAATCAAATTGTTCCAAGGGATCCGAACCATGGTTTTATTCTTTCCTTTGGGTATTGTTATGTAGTGAACCCCCTGGACCCAGCCATTCTTAGCATCTTTTTTACCTTGCAAAATCCAATTGCGAATTGTCTGATCAGTAACTGCTAAACGCTTGGCACATTCATCAACTGAAATATATTCATCAGCGTAAATCTCTGGAGAAGCTACGTCAGTTTCTTCATTTTTGTAACGGCTGTGCCACATGGCACCTAGCACAACTCGAATACCTCTTAGCTCTTCTGTGATTTTGTCAAGAGATGTTTTAATTCCCTTTTCGCTTGTTTCAGCCATATCCCAAACCATAAAAAATAATGCTAAAGTCTAGGAAAATGATTGCACACTTTTTATGGAAGATCAAGTTCCAGCCAGTAATATTCCTCAGCAACAGCTAATTGAACCCACAATTACCGCTGAGCAGCTCCAGGAGATGAAGCGCATGGCACTTGAAAATGCCATCCGACAACAACAAACTTTTAGGCAGCAACAAGAAGTTGAAAAGCAGCAAGCTTTTGCCCAAGAACCAAAAATTATTTACAAAACCCGAAGCCTTACCATTGCCGAGCTTCTGTTAATTATT